GTATGAAACCTAAAACAACAAGAGAACATATTTTATCCCTGTATGGTCACATATCAGGAGTCAAAAAGAATTTATCCCACGTACATGAAGATGTAGAAAAATTGGGCGGTAAGATAGACAAGTTCTATTGGGTTCTTTTAACTGTTGCGGGAACAGCAGTCATCTTTATATTAGATAAGGTATTTACATGAAATTAAGTTCTAACTTCAGTTTAAGAGAGCTCACTAAATCACAGACAGCGGAGCGTAAGGGTATTGATAATACACCAACAGATGAACACATAGAAAATTTAAAGTTACTTTGTGAAAATATTTTACAACCCATCAGAGATGAGTGGGGCGTTGTAAGTGTATCATCAGGCTATCGTTCACAGGCGCTTTGTCAGGCAATCGGCAGCGTAAGCACCAGTCAACATGCTAAAGGCCAGGCGGCAGACTTCGAATGTCACTCTATAGATAACAAAGAATTATTTGAATGGGCTACAAATAACCTAGACTTTGACCAAGCAATTTTAGAATTTTATACTGGCACACCGGAGTCCGGATGGTTGCACATATCATATAACAAAGATGGTAATCGTAAACAAAAGCTACGAGCATTTCGTAATGATGCTGGTAAGACTCAATACGAAAATATCTAGCAATGAAAAATAGTCTTCTGGTGCATAAGCATCTTATTATTCGCGCCGAAGCTAGTCGACCACCAACAGACGAAGAACAATTAAAAGAATGGATGATGGGTTTTATAGAATCTATAAACATGAAAGTGTTTATGGGTCCTTATGTTAAGTATTGTAATATGCCTGGTAATAGAGGTATTACAGCTGTTGCAATTATAGAAACATCACACATAGCAATGCACATTTGGGATGAACCTAAACCTGCATTAATGCAAATGGATGTCTACTCTTGCGGAGAGTTTGATCACACAGATATTTGTAAAAAATTAATGAATGATTTTGATATACACAAAATAGAATATAAATATCTTAATAGAGAAACAGGATTAGTTGATCTCTAATTATTGTGGTGGTTCGTCTGCACATATATAACCAATAACTTTTTTATCTTTATACATATGATAGGTTCTGCCAGAAAACAATGTTTTCTTTTTATTCTCTATTTGTGCCACGTTTGTATGAAACCAACCATCACAAGTTGTATTGATTTCAAAAGTTTCCATCTTAATTTCATTACCAAAAGTAAGATAAAGTAAAGTTATAATTATAGGTTTCATATCCAGTCTTGGACTGTATCACCCATAATCGTAGATGCAATATTAATTTTTTTTCTTAAAGCTTTTATAATCTTTTCATCAACAGTTTTTTCTGCTATGAGATCCACATATGTTACTGGCTTATGCTGACCTATTCTATGTGCTCTATCTTCTGATTGTAATCTTTTTTCTAGATCATAACTATTAGAATAATAAATAACATTACTAGCTGCAGTAAGTGTAATACCATAACCACCCGTCTGTGTATTACCAATAAAGTATTTTACATTTGAGTTAGGATCTTGAAATTCTTTGATAGCGGTTTGTCTATCCTCTGATGATACTTTTCCATAGTATTGAACTACACAACCCTCACCATATTCTTTTTCTAATTCTTTTGTTATCTGCTCTATATCGTGAACATAATTAGCCCAGATAATAACTTTACCTTCCATCTCATCAATAACATCTATTAGTTCTTCAATACGATTATGTTTAAAATTTGTAATTTGACCATCATCAGATTTTAAATGACCACAAGTAATCTGATGTAATCTCATGAGCTGTGTTAATACATGCGGAGCTGTAGCCATCTTACCTTTGAGTTGAGCGAGGGCCGCGGATTTCATAGTAGCATAGGCTTCGTTTTGTTCTTTAGTTAACTCTACAGTTCTGTTTATAAAAATCTTTTTAGGTAAATCTAAACAATCTACTTTTTGTACACGGTATGAAAATGCTTTCAATATATCCTCCAATTCATCTAGTCTTTGATAACTAGCAACAATTTGTACTCTTCGACCACCAAAATTTCTATCCACCATACGAGCATATCTATTTCTAAAAGCATAATAAGAACCATGATCTAATAAATTTTCATTAAGAAAAGCACATTGACTATATAAATCTAAAGGACTTTTAGTAACAGGAGAACCTGTAAGTATTCTTCTATATTTAGCATGTTTACCTAACATTAAAATAGATTTTGTTCTTTTGGCTGATGGATTTTTTATAGTTGTAGACTCATCAATAGTCATAAGTGTTTTATGAGTTCTTAAAAATTTGTAAGCAAACTCTACACCTTTCTTTGTACTAAATGCTTCAACATTCATTATAAGGATGTGAAGGTCTAAATCAGGTTTAAATAGTTGTTGATACTCTTTATCCTTTGCTTTAGATGTTGTTGCTGTCCATAGTACCATTTTAGGTTTAACATGCCTAACTAAATGTGTAGGTATTTCTTGCGATAACCAATTAGTATAAACACCTTTAGGTGCGACAATTAGCGCACCATCTATTTTACCCTTGTCATAAAGCATTGACATATTATCAACCAACACTTTTGATTTACCTGTACCCATCTCCATAAAATAGCCATACTCTTTTTTATTCCATGACTTTTCTAATGCAACTAACTGATGCGCGTAAGGCTTTGTTTTAAATTTATAATCCATAATTTTTTTATTCTTTCTACTTGACTTTTGATATAATGATCTTTATATCCTTTGTCAAGAAGTAAGAAATGAAAAATAAAATATTTGAATTATATAAACCTAGTTCTTTGGAAAGTTTTTTAAAACTATTAAAAACTAATCCACAAGAAAAATTTGTTTATGTGATACAACAACCACCGCCTAATATAAATATATTAAGTGCATCCGACTTTGGATATCTTGTAATTTGTTTGCCTAATAGAGATCAGGCAATATTTTCTACTGCACCTTATGTGCAAAAGATGAAAAAGAATTTGCAAGATTTTAAAAAGGATGATTATTTATTGGCAGTGGGTGACCCAGTAATTATTGGATTGTCATCAGCAATTGTTAGTGATGTTACTAACGGACAATTTAATATGTTGAAATGGGATAAACGTGAGTATAGATACTATCCATTAGAGTTTGATATGTATCAGAAAGGAGAAAAAAATGACTGACGTAAAAAATATGATGTTAGAAGACACAAAAGATATGTTGGATAACATTGAGATAACAGACATTGCAAAGCAGTGTGTTATGTTAAAAGAAAAAGAAGATGAAATAACAGAACTAGAAGAAAAGCTAAAAGCTAAAAAAGCTGAAGCTGATGATATTGGTTCTAGAATTATTCCAGAACTTCTTCAAGAACAGGGATTATCAGAAATTAAACTAGCAGATGGTAGTAAAGTTTCTGTTAAGAAAAGATTTAGGGCTACTCTTCCTAAAGATGATTTAAGAAGAGAGAGTGCCTATCAATGGCTTCGAGACCAGGGATTAGGAGATATTATTAAAAATAATGTTTCTGTAAGTTTTGGTAAAGGAGAAGATAACAAGGCGAACCAATTGGTGGACCTTGCGGTTGCTAATGGTTTTACTCCGCAGCAGAAATCTGATGTGGCGTGGAATACATTAACAGCTCTATATGAGGAGCGTGTCAAGGCCGGCCTTGACATGCCTTCTGATGTCTTTAGTCTTTGGATTAAGGACGAAACAAAAATCAGCCGGAAAAAATAAATGGAGGATGTATAATGGCTAATGAAATAAAAGCTAAAAACACAGGATCAGTTTCGTTATTCGGAGATGATCTACAAAAAGGTTTTGAAAACATGACGCAAGAAGATATGGCGTTACCGTTTATCAGAATCTTGGGACAACTTTCACCACAAGTAACAGAGGGTGATAGTAAATTTATAGAGGGTGCCAAACCTGGTATGATCTATAATACAGTTACCAGCGAGTTATACGATGGTAAAAAAGGTATCAAGATTATTCCTTGCTACTATAAAAAAGACTATCCGGAATGGTCTGATAGAGGAGATGGTCCAGGTGCGCCTGTAGCAACTCACTCACCAGGAAGTCCGGTAATACAAACAGGTAAGAGAGAAGGCTCTAAAATTAGATTACCAAACGGTAACTATTTAGAAGAGACTGCTTATTACTATGTAATGGTAGAAAACAAACAAGGTGGATATAGTCCAGCTTTAATTACTATGAAATCAACACAGTTGAGCGTCAGTAAAAAATGGAATTCAATGATGAAGTCTGTTCAAATTGACGATGGTAAAGGCGGATTTGCTGTACCACCTATGCATGGGGTTGTTTACAATCTTCAATCAAATCTACAAAAGAACGACAAAGGTTCTTGGTATGGTTGGGTTGTAACGATGGACAGAATCATGGGACAGAAAGATAAGACTTTGTATTTAAATGCAAAAGACTTTTCTGGTAACGTCTCAAAAGGTAACGTGCAAACAAAAGCAGATGTGGAAGAGAAATCAACTGGAGCGGCAACACCGTTTTAGTTGTAGTGAGGGGGATTAATAGTCCCCCTTTACAAAATAAATAGAAATGATAATGAAGAGCGAAAAATTTAAAAATATATTTGAAGGATTAAAAATTGCATATGGACAATATCAAAAAGGCGATGTCGCAGCCAATGGTGACAAACAAAAAGGTAAGGCATTCATTGTCAGAAAGAATGTTAGCGATGATTTGTGGGAGAATCATTTACAGGGAAAAGGTCCGGCTCTCGGGATTATCCCCATTCGTGAGGATAACACGTGTCGTTGGGGCTGTATTGATATTGACAGTTACAATTTCGACCACCGCAGCCTCGTTCAAAGCATACGAAATCTTAATCTCCCCTTAATCGTTTGTCGTTCTAAATCAGGCGGCGCTCACGTATTTTTATTTACAAAAGAATTTATTTCTGCAGCACTTATGCAGAACACACTAAAAAAGATTGCAAAAGTTTTAGGTTATGAAGGTAGTGAGATATTTCCTAAACAAACAGAGATACTTGTAGAACGTGGGGATACAGGTAATTTCTTAAATTTACCCTACTATAATGAAACGAAAGGATTACGATATGCTATCAACGATACTGGCTCCTCTTGTACACTTGAGGAATTTTATCAGCTCTATGATCTTTACTCTTGCGGAATGGAAGAGGTGGAAAAAATTAAAATCGAAGAGAAAAAAATAGAAGAAGCGTTTCCTGCTGGACCTCCTTGTCTAAACAAGTTGGCATCAACTGGTTTTGGTGAGGGGTCTAGAAACAATGCACTATTTAATATTGCAGTTTATTATAAACAAGCACATCCCGATAGTTGGGAAGATAAGATTGTAGAAGCTAATTTAAAATATATGGAACCGAAGTTAAGTAATAGTGAGGTTCAACAATTAATTAAATCAGTTAATCGTAAAGGTTATGACAAGTATAGATGTAAAGACGCACCTATCAACGCGATCTGTCAATCAGGTTTATGTAGAACAAAACGTTTTGGTGTAGGCTTTGGTGAAGAGGAGATGCCATTACTGGGTAATCTTACTAAATACAAATCAAATCCACCACAATGGTTTTTAGATGTAGATGGAACGCGGATCGAATTAAAATCAGAACAATTATATAGTCCACCTTTATTTGCATTAGCATGTCTTGATCAAGCTAATCTAGTTGTACCTGTACCAAAAGCAAAAGATTGGAAACAATTTTTTTTAAAACCTATGATGAATAATTTACAAGAAGTAGAACCATTAGAGTCTTTAGATCCAACAAATCAATTAACAGGATTATTACAAGACTGGACTACAAACAGACAATCGGCAAGAACAATAGATGATGTATTTAATAAACTACCTTTTACAGATGAGAATAAAGAATTTACATATTTTAGAATGGATGATTTCTATGCCTTTCTTAAAAAGAATAATTGGGAAATGGATAAAATTAAAACAGGTAATTTAATAAAAAGATTAGATGATACTTTTATATCAGAAGAAAGAGTTAGAATTAAAAAACAACAACCAAGATTAATTAAAATTAAAACTATGAAACAGGCAGAAGCTTCTGTTTCCAAAGTTGAATATCATAAGGAAGTTTATTAATGAAAACAATAATACTAGGACCACCAGGAACAGGTAAGACAACAACATTGTTGAATTTAGTAGATCAATTCATACAGCAAGGTATTAGGCCTAAACAGATAGGATACTTTTCTTTTACTAGAAAAGCTGCAAGAGAAGCAGCAACAAGAGCTGCTGAAAAATTTAATTTAGATGCAGAAAAAGATTTAGAATATTTTAGAACATTACATTCTTTTGCGTTTAATAGATTAGGAATGACTAAAGAAAAAATGATGACTTCAGAAAATTATAGAGACTTTGGTAAATTAGTTGGCATACCTATTAAAACAGGTAGATATTCTGAAGATGATGGAACATTTAATTCAGACAATGAATATTTAACCATTATGAATACAGCTAGAGTTAAACGTATGGACTTATTAGAATACTATGACTCTAGACAAAACATATTAGATATAGAAAGAGATACACTTTATTTATTATCTGAAGAACTAAAGAGATACAAAAAAGAAAAAGGTTTAAAAGATTTTACAGATTTATTAGAAGATTTTATTGCACAACAAAATAAACCAAAGTTTGAAGCACTGTTTATAGATGAGGCACAAGATTTATCTTTGATACAATGGGAAATGGTTAGATCAATGTGGAATAATGCAGAGAAAACTTACATAGCAGGCGACGACGATCAAGCTATATTTAAATGGGCTGGAGCTGATGTAGATCACTTCATAGCACTCAAAGAAGAAGTTAATGATATTAAAGTATTAGATCAATCTTATCGAATACCTGGTGGACCTATACATGAACTGTCACAAAAAATTATAAACAAAGTACAAAATAGATTTGACAAAGATTATAAACCAAGAACGGAACATGGAATACTACGTAGATATTCTGACGTAACACAAGTAGATATGTCTAAAGGTAACTGGTTAGTATTATCATCGGCAAATCATTTTCTTGATGATGTAAAAGAATTATGTGAATTACGTGGTTGGTATTATCAACACAAAGGATCTAATTCTGTACCTTTAAAATTATTATTAGCTTTAAATAATTGGGAACATTGGCGTAAAGGTAGTCAATTAAATAATGTAGAAATAAAAAATATATATCAATATCTAGGTGCAAGTGTATTACCTGGTTTTAGATCGGGTAAAACTTTACACTCTGATACAAAATATCTTATGAGAGATTGTAGAGCTGAACATGGTTTAGTTACAGACTCGGTTTGGTATAAGGCCTTTGACGGTTTAGATACTGTCACAGAAAACTACATTCGTAACATGCGGGCGAATGGAGAACAGATAAATAAAAACCCGCGTATCATTATGTCAACAATACATGGAGCGAAAGGAGGAGAAGCCGATAAAGTTTTGCTTATGCAGGACCTTACCAATGCAGCGTTAGAGACGATGAGCTATGATCCGGATGAATTACATCGATTGTTTTATACTGGAGCGACGAGAGCGAAGCGTGAATTGCATGTGTTAGATCCAAAGAACTTTGATCGAGCTTATATATTATGAAAACAGGAGCACCAAAAGAAAGAAATGATAGTTTAGGAACTATTAATGAATACAGATCGATTATAGAATTTTTAGCAAATGGTTGTGAAGTATTTAAAAATGTTAGGCAACATGGTTGTATAGACATTGTAGTTATTCATCCGAATGGAACTGTAGAAAAACTAGATGTTAAAACAAGATGTGAACGAAAAAGAGATGGATCTCCTATACATAGATCTTTGTCTAATAAACAAAAACAATGGGGTGTAAAATTATTTTATATAGATGAAAATCATGAAGGACACTACCATCCACCAAAAGGAATACATGAAAAATAATTATAAAAAACTAAAAGAAAAAGGAATAGTTAATAGTAAAGTAAAGCTTGGAGATTTAAAAACTTTATTAAAACAAGTTGGAGGAAATCATTACAAAAAAATGGCTATTCAACCAGCTGAATTCATTAATAAAAATAAGTTGCTTTTTGCAGAAGGCAACGCTATAAAGTATATATGTAGGCACTCGGAGAAGGGTGGTATACAAGATATAGATAAAGCAATACATTATCTAGAAATGGTAAAGGAGAGAGACTACTCGTGAGAAGAACACAAATGCCCCTATTCACCCCTGAAACAGAGTGGGTAATGCCGGATGAATTAAAAGATCTGCGCGGACATAAAGAAATTGCAATAGATTTAGAGACTAATGATCCTCATCTAAAACAGCTAGGATCAGGTAATGTTACCGGTAGAGGACACATTGCTGGCGTTGCGGTGGCCGTAGAGGGCTGGTCAGGCTATTATCCGATACAACATGAGCAAGGTGGTAATATGGATAAAAAACTGGTATTAGAATGGCTCCAAGACATACTAAATCAAGAAAATACTACATTTATCTTCCATAATGCGATGTATGATGTGTGCTGGTTAAGGTCAGCAGGACTTACCATAAAAGGACCCATTGTGGACACTATGATAGCAGCAAGCTTAATAGATGAAAACAGACTTTCATATCAATTGAATACACTTTCTAAACATTATGTAGGTATTGGTAAAGATGAAAAAATTTTAATAGAAGCTGCAAAAGAATATGGATTAGATCCTAAAGCAGATATGTGGAGATTGCCTTCAATGTTTGTAGGTCAATATGCAGAACGTGATGCAGAATCAACACTTAAACTTTGGCAAAGACTAAAAGTAGAATTATATAATCAAGAACTTATGGATGTCTTTACATTAGAGACAAAATTATTTCCTTGTTTAGTTGATATGAGGTTCAAGGGAGTAAGAGTTGATTTAGAAAAAGCACAAAATATTAAACTAAATTTAATTAAAAGGGAAGAGACATTAATTAAAAAAATAAAAAATTTAACTGGTGTTGAAGTAGAAATTATGGCAGCTAGATCTATAGCAAAAGCCTTCGACAAACTTAAATTACCTTACGATAGAACAGCTAAAAGTAATGAACCAAGTTTTACAAAAAACTTTTTACAGAATCATCCACATGAATTACCTCAAGCTATTGCAGAAGCAAGAGAACTAAACAAAGCTCACACAACTTTTATAGATTCAATAACTAAACACGCAGTCGATGGAAGAATACACGCAGACATAAATCAAATAAGATCAGATGCAGGAGGAACTGTAACCGGTAGATTTAGTATGAGTAATCCAAACTTACAACAAATACCAGCAAGACATCCTGAACTGGGTCCTATGATTAGATCTATATTTATTCCAGAAGAAAAACATGTGTGGGGATCATTTGATTACTCACAACAAGAACCTAGAATTTTAGTACACTATGCTAAACTACAAAACTTAACTGGTGTAGATGAGATTGTTGATGCATATAATCAAGGTGATGCAGACTTCCACCAAGTTGTAGCAGATATGGCAGGCATAGAACGTAAGCAAGCCAAGACGATCAATTTGGGTTTAATGTATGGTATGGGTAAAAATAAGTTGATGGCCGAATTGGGATTAATGAAAGAGTCTGCAGAGAAATTAATTAGACAATATCATTCAAAAGCACCATTTGTAAAACAACTTATGGACAATGTATCTCGTAAAGCAAATGATAGAGGTAAGATCAGAACTTTACTAGGTCGTGCCTGTCATTTTGATTTATGGCAACCTGTTCAATTTGGGGTTTTTAAGCCTTTACCATTAGAACAAGCTAGAAAAGAATATGATGAACCACTAAAAAGAGCTTTTACTTATAAGGCTTTGAACAAATTAATACAGGGTTCTGCGGCTGATATGACTAAAAAATCTATGGTAGCTTTGTATGAAAATGGTATAATACCTCACATACAAATTCATGATGAAGTAGATATATCTATTGAATCGCAGAAACAAGCAGAACAAATTATTAATATAATGGAATCTGCTGTTGAATTACAAGTTCCTAACAAAGTAGATTATGAGAAGGGAGATAACTGGGGTGAAATTAAATAATGGCTTACTTAAATGCAAACATACCAGCAACTTACGCACAAATAAGAAAAGAATATCTTTATGATCTTAAAAAACATCATGGAGAAGTTGAAGACTGTATTATATTCGGCATATCATGTATGTCAGGAAGGGCTATATTAT